AATCGTCCGATTGCTAGCTGGATGTTTGAGTATGTGTATCTATCAAAAGACAAACGCCGCGAGATTATCGTTGGCGAGAACGCTGCATTAGGCAGTGCGGCACACGAGGCTATCCAAGCGGTTGTGTGTCATGGTCAGGACATTGATGAAGCGGTCAAGCATTCGACTACCGGCTTCGACTTTCATCCTGCTAATCAGTCACCAGAAAAGCGTGAGAAGTTTCGGGAGTTAATTCCTGAGATTGCTGCCACCGGCATTGAGTTGCTGTCTGGTATGTTTGCTGGCGCACAAGAAGAAAAGAAAATCGAGTTGATGCTGCCGGATGTAGTCGTGCCTATCATCGGTTACGTTGACCTGTTCAAAGACGGTCAGCTTGCAGAGATTAAGACCAAGGCACCGCGTATGGGCATGGTCAAGAAGGATGGCACAAGAAGCTGGGCTAAGGTTGCCCTGCCGAAAGAGCCTGTATGGGAACACATCATTCAAGCAGCGGTCTATTGGAAAGCAACAGGTGCAACGCCTAACATTGCGTATGTGTCGGCTGATGATGGGGTTATCTACAACCCAGACAATTGCGAGAAGATGTCAGAGGAAACTCTTGACTATGCAATTCAAGAGGTACGCCGCAAGGCACTGGTACGCCAGAACCTGCTGGCAATCAGCACAGACCCGAAAACATTGGCCGGTTTAATGGAACCAGACTTTAACCATCCATTCTATTGGAGCCACCAGTTCAAAGATGTAGCTAAGGAGTTATGGAACAATGTCTAACATATGGAACACACTGAGCGCGATTGACTGCTCAAAACACGTTGAGAAAAAGAACGGCTTTACATACCTGTCATGGGCATGGGCGTGGAGCATTCTCAAGCAGCACTACCCGACAGCGCACTACACTAAGCACCTGTTCATGGTCAACGGCAACCAGTTGCCTTACATGCTTGATGCTGAGGGCAATGCGTATGTCACTGTGACTGTAAAGATTCTGGATGGCGATAACCCAAATGGTTTGTCTGCTATTGAGTCAGCAACAGAGATTATGCCGGTGCTTAACCACGCTAACCGGCCTATCAAGAACCCTAATAGCTTTGAGGTGAACGCCTCATTGCAACGCTGCATGGTGAAAGCCATCGCTGCACTAGGTCTTGGCTGTTACATATATGCCGGTGAAGATATGCCTATGGAGTCGCCAACCGCAATGGTACAGGCTCCTAATATCAAGACCGACATGAAGCAGCCACAGAAGATTGCATCTACTCTTGGAGATGAAGAGAAGATTGCATTGGCACCTACATTAGAGAAGTTAAGGGAATTGTATGTCGTAATGGGGCCAGCGGCTAAAAAGTACAATGCCCAATTCACCAAACGCAAAGAGGAGTTAGCGGCCAATGGCTGAGTACGACAACAATCTGCGGGGCGTTTTGTTCCCGAATGACAAGGGCGACAACCCAAAGCGTCCTGATATGACTGGCAGTCTTGAGATTGATGGCACTAAGTATCGTGTGTCAGCTTGGAATAAGACAAGCCAAAAGGGGACAGAGTTCCTGTCCTTTGTAGTCGAAGAGGATGACGGCACTCGCAAAGCCGCGCCAGTACAGGCGCAAGCGGTGCAGTCTAACGGTGGAATGGATGACGAAATTCCATTCTAAATAGCAACTGGGTGGTCTCATTTTATGGATTGTGAGGCCACCCAAACCTAAGAATGGACACAGAGAAATGTGGCCAGCTAAAAAGAGAAAAAGCAAGTACGCTCATGTGAAGGCTCAACCTAATATGGACAAGTGCGGCCTGTGTGAGAGGGACTTTGATTGGAACGTAACGCCTGGAATAATCAACGGCGCAGGAAAGGTATTTTGTGGACATGACTGTTTTAAGCAAAACATTGAAGACGTACTTCGACATGATGTTGGGTACGAGTTTGACCAGCTATAGAATCTCAACGCAAGCTGGTATGGCCAAGGTTGAGGAGATAATCAAAGCAACATCAAAGATTACTGGCGTTGGAATAAGTGATATTATGTCTCGCAGAAGAGACCCTAAAATTATTCACGCAAGACATATAGCTATGTTCTTGGCTCATGAACTAACCACTTTGTCATATGTGTCTATAGGCAAAGCTATGGACAGAGACCACACCAGCATTATGTATGCTATTAAGAAGCTGAACAATCGTGGCCGTGGCAAGTCAAAAATCAACACTGACATGGTTAAGATTAAGAAGTTGCTTGCAGCATGAGTGACCTAGTGAACCACCCACCACATTACAGAGTGGGCGAAATCGAATGTATCGAAGCAATAGAAGCCGCACTAGGTGATGGCTTCAAGTATTATCTCCAAGGCTCTATCATCAAGTATATCTGGCGTTACGAGCATAAGGGCAATCCTTTGCAAGACCTTCATAAAGCTGGCTGGTACTTGGAGAGACTTACTGACATTGCTGCGGTCAATGAAAAATAGACACATAGCCTCAACCAAACTTAGCAACAGTACCGCTGGTTTGGTTGCTGAATATATAGCCGCAGCATCTATCTTGCAGCGCGGCTGGGGTGTGGCTTTGGCTAGTCAGGACTCTGTTGACTTGGTTGCTTGGAGTAAAGAAACAGGTCAACGGTTTCTGGTGCAAGTAAAGTCTTGCCAGTTCAGTAGGGGCAATAAGTACAGACTGGAATTTAACCTGACAATTGGTGGCGATAAACGCTTACCAAAGAGGTCAGACTTTGACATAATGGCACTGGTATCGGTTGAGCAACGAACAGTGTATTTCCTTCCGGTCACATCAATCAGAACCAAGCGTGACAATAGAACGCCAGCGTTCTTTGAACGCCCTGACATTGAGTCAGATTCATGGCAAAAAACCATTGAGGAGTTACAGAATGAACTTACCTAATCGCCGCCCTTGCGTAACAACAGAAATCGGTGCAGGACTTGCAGTCACTGTAAGTTTCCACCCGCAAACAGGTGAGGCTTGTGAGGTGTTTATGACAGGCCGTGGTAAGGCAAGCGAGAACGTGTTGACTGAAGCTTTATATGAACTTGGTGTGACCGCATCAAAGCTAATGCAAGGCGAGTTTGAAGAAGTAGCATGAACCTAGAGCAGCTTAGAGAAGAACTGATTGCTGATGAGGGCTGTAAGTACACCGTGTATAAAGACCATCTAGGTCTGGAAACGCTGGGCATCGGCCACCTCATCACGCAAGAAGACCCTGAGTTTGGGCAGCCAGTAGGCACACCTGTAAGTGAGCAGCGTGTGCATCAGGCGTTCAATCTGGACATACTGGTGACGATAGAAGACTGTCGGCGGCTGTATCCTGAGTGGGACACACTGCCGGAAGAAGTACAGCATATCGTGGCTAACATGATGTTCAATTTAGGCTATCCAAGGCTGTCCAAGTTTGTCGGTATGTGGAAGGCGGTTCGCTCTGGCGAGTGGCAAAAAGCAGCAGATGAAATGGTTGACTCAAAGTGGTATTATCAAGTCCCTAACAGAGCCGAAAGGCTTGCCCAAAGGATGAGGTCAATACCCGATGAGCAAGGCGTTACTGGAATATAAAATCATACCACGAGGCATGATGGTTGCATTTACGTTCATGGCTTGGAACGTATGCGACTGGTTCATGTCTCTTGGTGCATCCGCTACCACTCAGCAAACAGCATTTGTAAGCACTATAGTCGGCGCGGCTACTGGTGCTTTTGCCGTCTGGATGTCACATGAAGGAAAGTAATGGAAAACAGAACCGAATCACTTTGGATGTATATAGCAAGGATTATGTCAGATGATTGAAGCACTCATAGCACCTGTCACCGGCTTACTAGATAAGTTCGTTGAGGACAAAGACCAGAAGAATAAACTGGCTCACGAAGTAGCTACAATGGCCGACAGACACGCTCAGGAACTTGCCAAGGGTCAACTAGAGATAAACAAGGCAGAAGCCTCTCACCGCAGTATTTTCGTGGCGGGTTGGAGACCCTTTCTTGGCTGGATACTTGCCAGTGCGATGGGTTGGCACTTCATTTTTGCCCCTGTAACAATTTTTGTGTGTGCTTACTTAGGTGTAGATATCCCAGAACTGCCTGTGTTTGATATGGACAGCCTAATGACTGTACTGTTGGGTATGCTTGGGTTGGGCGGTCTACGCACAGCAGAAAAAATAAAAGGCGTATCTAAGTAATGGAAGACCATCAGAATGAACGCCGGTACTGCCCTAGATGCGGTAACAGGCTAAAGACAATCTATGTTCATGGCCACACGCAATGCGTTGAGTGCGACCAGGTTATTGATGATTGCTGTCAAGGAGAAACCTGTGATGCAGACTAAATCACGCAGAAATAAATGGAAGCCAAAAAATCGCAAGCTAGATAGCGGCGATAATTATAACACATACACCAGAGCGTTCTTTGGACGGCAAAAGTTTGGCGCTGCATCAGCCGTGCGCTCTATAAGCATAGAAGATTACCTAAAGGAAAAGCAGAAACAGTAAAGCCGGAATGGCGAGGGATGACCATTCCGGCTTGAGCGCAAATGGAGATGCGCTGATTGCTAACAATGTGAATGTGGTCACATCTGGTTAGCTTCCCTTCTTTCTACAAAAGAAAGTGCCGCATTGCAAGTCAGGAAATGCGCCACCTGTATTAATTTTCTTCCATGAAACATCTGAACGATAAAGCCGCCAGACTTAGGCTTATGCTTAACCTTGTATCTATAGCTTACAGGCATGTTCACCTCATTCGTTGTTACTAAAACGCTGCCGTAACAAATAAGAACATAAACAGGCCAATAATTACAAGTATTATACTCGCAACAATTCCTAACGTCTTTAAGGTGTCCATCATCTCATCATGGGCTTTCTGAGCCTCACGCCGTGCTTTAGCTGCCGCCTCACGCTGCTCTTGAATGCGCTTCTGACGCTCTGCTAGTATAGCTGCCCATGTGCCACTGCCGAATCTAAAGTCAACCATCCTGGCAACCTCAGCAAGATGTTCCGCTGCAAGCTTGGCGTCAATCATTTCTTTGGCTACAGACTGCACACCAAACTGGTCTGCCAGTCCCATACCAGTCTTCTTGTTACTGGCTTCCTGCACCTGCTTATGGCCGGTAAACAGACTGTCTATCTGTCCGGCAATCTCGCCAATGTCCTTGGCTGTGTTGATGTGTGTCTTGATAAAGTCAACGCTGGACTTAACCAGAGCAATGCCAGCCAATGCGGTCGATATTGGTTCCATCAGTTCAGCCTCGGCACAGGTTTACATATAGCCACTATTTTAGCACGTTTGTCATCACCTGTCGGCACAGAGCTTTGAGCAGATAACTTTTTGGCAAAATAAAGGCAGCGGTCTAAATCTTCAAACCGCTGCGTCTGGTCTATTAGTGTCCCGCCTAGATACACTACTAGCAGGAACTGTATCATTACCGGCTAAGGACTTTATCCAGCTTGTCCTCAACACGGTGCAGGGCATCCATTACGTTACGCATGTCGTTACGCACATCGTCCTTTGAGGCGTACTCTTCACGCGTCTTGTTCAGCAAGATGTTGATGCGCTTTTGCTCTTTACTAGTCTCGCTCATCCACCAAGCTCCGCCAGCCGCGACAAGGCCAAGCAGCATATCTACAAGGCTGGTCATCTGCATTAGATTGCATCCGGCCAGTCATTGATAGGTGCGTTGCCAGTAGGATTGCCGTCAGCGTCCACAGGGGCGTCATACAACGCCATAAAGGCGTCCAAGGTAGTGACAGCAGTGATAGCTGCCTCAATCGTGCCTGACGCGGCTCTAACGGCTGCGCGGTAGGCTAGAACATTGGCAGGAATGTCGGTGCCGTTCTCGGCAGACCGCACGACCATCCAATCAGTCGGGGCAAGCAAGCCACCAGCCTGTGACTTGACTGTGGCAATGGCGTTTGACTTTAGGCCAAGCGTTACTATCTGGTTGCCATCAGCATCGTTGATAGCGTTGCCATCTTCATCGACAGCGTTCACATCATCCAGTGCTTTCGGCACACCGGCTGACCAGTAAAAACGCCCATCAAAGCTGGCGGGGTCATCTTCCCAGACTAGCCCTTTGGCTGCTTTGGTTGCGTCATCCCACAACATCCAGTTGGCTGGGTGCTGGATTTGGTCATTGTCCACCCACGCTTTTCCAGCGCGGATAATACGACCTGAGTATTTGTATGCCATCGGTATATCTCCTTATCTGGCGTTGCTATGTTTGAAGGGCGAGGATGCGAAAGATAAGTAAATATAAGTCAATCCGCTGTCATTAAGGTTTGACGTTAGAGAACGTATCTTGAAACCGTTGGACAAGAAATCTATTGCATAGGAT